CGGCCGGAGGCCCGCGGGGAAGGGATCCTCTCCGCTGACAGCCTCCCGGTGATCGTAATAGTGCAGGGTCAGCGCGTGGAGCGCCAGGGTGTACTGGGCGTCCTCGTTCTCCGGCTCGTCGATGCCGGCAGCGGACAGGTAGGACCTGGCCGCGTCCAGGAGGCTGAGGATCAGCGCGTCATCCTGATCTGTATCCACACGCATATAGGTCTTGCAGGCCTGGAGGGCGGCGGCCTGAGCCGCCGCCTCTGCCTCAGCGGCCTCCGCGGCAAGCTGCGCCGCCGTCTTCCGTGCCATGATCAGCTTTCGCCGCCGGCGCTGGCCGCAGCCTTGGCCAGATAGACGAACCCCTCATGCTCGATGACGTTGCCGCCAACGGACACGTCGCCCAGGATGGCGTGCATGCGCTCCACTGCCTTGACGCTCTCGTCGATGCGGATCTCATAGCTGCCGAAAAGGCCCAGCATGTAGTGCAGGGCGTTGCCGTAGATCAGATCGCCCGCATCAAGATCCGGCGCCAGCACATAGGGAATCTGCACGCCGCCGTCGGCGATGACGCCGGTGTTGCCGTTGCCGCTGGGCGTGATGGTGAACAGGCGCCGCTTCTCGTTGGTTCCGCGGAGCTGGCCGATGGCCTTGAGGTCCGCCTTGGTCAGCAGCAGCTGAGCCTGGCCTGCCACTTCGCTGTCCGCGCCGTAGGCAAAGTACAGCTCGTCCAGGGTGTTCACGTCGATGGCGCTGTAGGGCGTCATGGCCTTGGTGATGGCGCTGCCCGCCTTGTTCGCGGCGTTCTTGATGCCGTACATCTGAGGCGAGTTGGCGCCGTCGCCGTTGACGATCAGAGCGGCCACCTTCCGGCGCAGGGCGCGGGTAGCCTCGGCCTGGACCTTCTCGTAGTACTTGGCAGGGGTCAGCTTGGCGATGTTCCGGTCCACAAAGGAGGTGGTGGTCACCTCGATGGGCTTGATGACGCTGATGCCCCAGGTGGGATCCGTGCTGGCGGTCCGCGCCTGGCCGCTCTTGCTGGCCATGTCCGCCGCGGTGCCGTCGAAGGAGGAGATCAGATAGGGCACCTCGTACTGGCCCAGGCCGGTCAGATCCTCCACCCGGACCATATCCAGGATGGAGCTGATGGGCGCGTTGCCGCCCTGGACCTCGCTCTCCGCGCCGGTGGGCTGCACCAGGGTGCCGCCGATGGTGACGCTGTTGACCATCCGGCGAAGCTCCGCGGAATCAAAGGTCACGGCCTGGCCCTCCTGCAGAAGGCGACCCCGCTCCTCGGCCAGATCCCTGGCCTCGGCAGGGGAGGGCTGACGGGTGTCGATCTGCCGCTCCTGCTCCCGGATCAGGTTCTGCACCTGCTCGATCTGGGTGTTGATGTTGGTGACCTTCTCCATCTGGGACTGATACTCGGACTGGTTCCCGGCCTCCAGAGCGGTCTGCGCGGCGTCAAGCGCGGCGGTGCGGTCTGCGGCCAGTGCGATGAGTCTGCGTTTCATGTTGGTTTACCTCCAAAAGTAAGATTTTTATAACAGCGGCCTGGCCGCGGTTATTCCGGTTTGTCTGAGCCCCGGCTCAGGATGGCTGCCAGAGCCACCAGGCCCGCGCCTGCGGCGATGATCCCGGCAGGCAGGTAGATCATCCCGACGCCGGCGGCGATGCACGCCAGGCCCAGCAGGAACGCGAGGATCACGATCATTCCGCGCCGCCTCCGTTCCCGGCCTTTTCGGCCCGCTCCCGGCTCAGCTCCCGCCAGTCCTCCAGGGGCACATAGTTGAGGCTTGCATAGTGCTGATCGCCGCCGGGCACGTCGGGGAGATCCTCCAGGGCCCGGATGTCGTTGACGGAAAAGGCGCCGTTGGTGCGCATGGCGTTGTACCAGTTGCCGCGGGAGGCGTAGTCGCCCCGCAGCTCTGCCATGAGATTGCCCCGGATGCGCAGGCCGCCTGCCACGTCCTGAGGCAGCAGGAGCTTGTATCCAAGCTCCTGTTCCCAGATGGCGGCGTTGGGATGCAGCGTCCCCACTACATACTCGATGGCGTTCTGCTCGTTGGAGCTGTAGCTCTGCTTGCCCGCCTGCAGCTTGTACAGGGGCACGCCGAACATTCTGGCAAGATCCTCCACGCTCAGCTGGCTCTGCTCCACAAACTGGGCGTCCCGGTTGGACACGGCCAGCGGCTTGTAATCCAGGCCCAGATCAAGCACCGCGATGCGCTGGGCGTTGGACGGCCCGTTGTGGCGCTTCTCCCACTCCTCCCGGATGCGGTCCTTCTTGCTGATGGTCCGCTTTGTGCCGTCCGCGTCCTCCACGGTGACGGAGCCGGTCAGGTCCGTCTCCGTGCGCAGGATGCCGGAGGGCTGGCCGCCGTTGGCGTAGTAGCTGGCGGAATACTCCTGGGCGGCCCTGGCCGTCCGGATGATCTCCTGCGCCCGCTCAAGATACCCGATGCCTGTGTAGCCGTCCTTGGAATAGGCGGTCACATGCAGCACGTCCATCCGCGTGCAGGTGATCGCTTCGTCCGTGTAGGGATGGCGCAGCTGATAGATCAGGCTCCCGTCAGAGGCAAGGCGGATGGTGCAGCGTCCCTTCGGGATGGGCACGAGCTCCACCGGCGCCATGGTCCTGGGATCCCGCCGGATCCAGGCGATGCCGTTGCCATTGGCGACCCGCTCCGCCTCCAGCTGCTTCCGAAAGGCAAAGGGCGTCTGCCAGGCGTTGGGCCGCAGGTTGATCAGATCCAGGATCGGGTGCTGCACCCGCTCCCGGGTCTGCGCGTCGTAGACAAAGAAGGGCATCTTGCCCAGGGAGTCGGAGAGGATGTCGATGCAGCGGCTCACCGTGGAGAGCCGCATGGCCGCCTCCTGATCGGTGCGGATGTAAGTGGAGCTCTCTGAGCGGATGCCCAGGCTCTCCACCGTCACCGCATCTCTGGCAGCACGGGGAAAGAGGCTCGCAAGCCCACGCTCCAGCCTTGTCATGTCAGCCTCGCTCTCTCCAGGTCAATGGCAGCCCGGAGCCGCCAGTCGGTTTCTGGCTGCGCGAGGCCCTGCCCTGCGGGAGGCGTCTCCTCCGGCTTGCTCCGGCCCGTTCCGGGCACCGGATGTCCGGGGACCTCGTTCATCATCCCGGCCCGCACAGCGCGCTCGTAGCGCTCCAGCAGAGCCTGGGGCGGCGTGCTGAGGCTGGCCATGTTGGTCACCAGGACGCCGCCGCTGGCTGCAATGCGCTGGGCGGACTCCTCGTCGGCGTCCAGGATTCCGTCCACCAGGCCCAGCTCCATGGCGTCCTGGACGGGCATCCAGGTGGAGCTGTCCACCAGCGTCTCAAAGCGCTCCCGGGAGGTCTTCCCGCCGGCCTTGAGGACATAGCCGTTGATGATGCTCGCCTTGACACTGTCCAGGAAGTTGAGCAGCTCCCGGGCGCCGTTGTTGTTGACATAGCCTGCGCCGGTCTGCGGCTGGTGGATCATGACCTGCGCCACCGGAGAGGCCAGCACTGTATCGCAGGCGCTCATGATCGTGGTGGCGGCGCTGGCCGCCATGGCGATCAGATGGGCCTCCGTGTGAGCCTGACAGGCCTGGAGCAGGCCGAAGATCTCAAACCCGGCCCAGACGTCGCCGCCCGGACAGTTGATCTCCAGGATCAGCGCGTCCTCGGGCTCCAGGGCCGCAATGGCGTCCCGGACCTGGCCGGGATAGCAGCACGGGATCCCGAACGCCTCATAGAGCCATGCCCAGTCGTCGCTGATCAGCTCGCCGTAGAGATTGACTTTCATACGATTCCCTCCTTGTGTCCAGAACGGACACGTTACATGGTCCAGCTCTCGTCGGCGATCCGATCGGAGAGCGTTGGATTGTTCCTCCGCACCAGCGCCACCGCCAGGGCGTTCATCATGGCCGCCACCGGGTCGATGCGCTGGGTGTCATCGCGGTGCTTTTTGGAGAGCTTGACGTCTCCGTAGTTGTTGGCGATCTCCACCGCGTTTCCCAGGCACCACAGGGCAAGCCCGGATTCCTCCATGAGGATCTTCCCCTGGAGCAGCAGCTCCCGGAAGCTCTTTACGGCCAGATTCTGACCGGCGCAGGTCTGGGAGATCTCCACGCACCAGTCCTCGTCGCCCGCGTCCTCGCACAGCCGGATGGCCAGGTCCGTGGCGTTGTGTCCGTCATAGCAGACGTTGACCACATCCCAGTGGTGGGCCCGCATCCCGTCCAGGATCCAGTCCGCCACATAGCGGTTGTCCGTGACGGCGCCGGGGGTGAGGGTACACCATCCGCGCTTCGCCCATGCCCGGTACTCGATCCGGTCCGAGTGCTCGTGCTGGATGGCCGCCTCCTCCGGCAAAAAGCCGTGCATCTTGACGGCCACATAGTCGTCCGGCAGTAGGAATACTGCCGCCACGCCGGAGAGGTCGATCCGCTTGCCCAGGTCAAAGCCGCACCAGCAGGGGAGCCCGTCTGTAAGCTCCGCAAACCTTGCCGGCGGCACCATGGCCTTCCGTGCAAGCTCCCTGGCGTGCTCGTCCAGGTAGCTGTTGACGGCAGCCACCTGCCACAGATCCATGCGCCGGGTCAGCCATTGCCGGATCTTGGTCGCGTCGCCGGAGCCGTAGGCTGCCGTGTACTCCGTCTCGATCTGGCTCCGGAGGGTCCGCGCATAGGCGTTGTCCACCCGCAGACAGGGATTCGGCATGACCCAGAGCCGCTTGTCGTGGGGGTCTGCGCCCTCCGGCAGTTCCCGGATCATGGCAAAATAGCGATCATCCCGCACCAGTCCGTCCAGGATCCGCTTTGCATACGTCTCCTCGATCCAGCAGGGCTTGTTCTCGGCATCGTCCCCGGCTGTGGTGATGATGCACATAAGAGGCTGCCAGCGCTTGCCGAAGGCGTTGAGCTCCACGTCATGCAGATCCGAGGTGGGGTGCGCGTGGTATTCGTCGATGACGCAGAAGGTGGGCGCTCCGGAGTCCTTGTTCTTCGTGTCCTTCGAGAGAGCCCGCATCTGGCCGCCCAGCTTCCGATGCCGGACGGGCAGGCTCTTGGGGATCACCAGCCTGGCCGCGATCTTGGGGCTCTTCTCCGCGATCTCCCGGGCGTCGCCGAATACGCGCATGGCCTGGCCCCGGTCCACCGCCACGCAGTCCACCTCAGGGCTCTGCTCATAGGCGGCGTCCTCCGGCCGATAGGGCGGGTAGAGTGCATCTCCGCACATGTGGTACAGACACTGGCCTGACTTCTCGGTGGACTTGAAGTTCCCGCGGGCCCGCTTCTCGTAGGTGATCGTGAAGCGCCGCACGCCCGTGTCCCGGTGGACCCAGCCGTAGACGCAGCCCAGGTCGAAGATCTGCCAGTCCTGGAGCTGGATGGGCTGCCCGGCCTCCGGGCCGCGGCTCTGAATGCAGAGCCCGAACCATCTGTAGATCCGGTCCGCCCGCGTGGTGTCGAACACC